CGATAAACACTTGCGATGTCTGTATTACCTAATTTCATAGATTACACCACGAAGTATAAGGTTGCACTGTCCTTTGTTCCAATAGCATCGTATTGTGCTTGTGTTCCACTCCATAATTTTGATAGGTCATTCGGTGAACCCACTGATTTTTGTAAATATTTAGTTAGATCTAAAACTATTCTCGTATCAGTTAAACTTGCAATACCACTCACTGAATTTTCAAATCTGGCAAATTCAAATTGATACACATCGCCCCCGTCATCTAAATCTTCTTGTGTTAAAGTTGGGTATGCACTTGAGTTTGATACTATCTTAAATGCACCTTGATTAAACACCGTATCGGTATTGACTGCAGTTAAATCGATTTCAAATATTAAAATAGAATAAAGCGTACCACTTGGTACTGACGGTACGGTCACTACTTCCGTTCCTACTACTTCAACGAGTCGCCCTTTGATGAGAAAATAACCCGCATCAACAACTAGATTACCGTCTACATTCTCGGCAACTGTACACCCTTTTGTAATCCCCATATCGCCACCGAAATAGAAATTGACTTCATGTGCGTGTGCGTACGAGTCCATTACTTGCTTATCAAATGTAATTCCTTTTATCATAAAACTCCTTTCAATTTATCGGTCAATTTGACTCGAATACTGCCACATTCTACTTCTGCGATGTTTGATTTCATCTTTGTTTTTATCTTCGCTACATACGTGTAATAAATGCCATTATCTAGCGTTTTTATTATCAATAGTCTATTCGGTTTAAGTTCGCTAATATCGTACACTGACGAGCTTGTATCGAGTCTAAACGATACATTGTGAGCATATTGATTTGACTTGAATGTATCAATTGCTTTCTGTTCGGCTTCAGCATCTACATCACATACCACCGATTCCACTTTGCCCGTAACTCGCAACACATCACTCGCATTTGTAGTTATCGTTCTATCACTTTTTAGATAGTAATTAAACAAAGTCGAAGTTGCTAATGACTTTACAATAACCTTTGCGATAACATCTTCAGAGTACACTTCGTCATAGTCGATTATGTCGCTAATTCCTAAATCAAGTCCGTATGCAGTCTGTGTGTTTTTAGACACCACAACATTTAATGTAGTGGTAAAACTAAAACTTAACTCAATGTTGTATAACTGTTTGGCAAGTGCTAGAAAACCCTTAAAATTAAAAACACCGTCACTTGTTTCAACAACAATATTCAACGGTGTATGGCTACTTGCACTTGGGTTGAGATAACTGATGTTCATCAAGGTATCACCCGTTGTTTTAAAATTATTTGTAATCATTGATACGATAAAATCTTCAATCCCCGTAGAAGTGATTAAACTTTCATTCGATATGAGAATGTTACGGTTAAATAATTCAGTTAGATCATCAACATACAATTTATAAATTAAACTATCTTTACTTGTTTCGAGCTTAGAGATAAAACCAATAAACCCGTCTTTCTTAACATAATCCCCTTTAACTGCAATGGGTTTTTCTGATAAGGTAAACACACTATTCCCGTTTAACTCGATATTCTCTTCAATCGTATAATCACTCACTTGCTTGATGTCTTTTATCGCCAAGTTACTTTTTGAAATAATGGTTAGCATATTAAACACCCATATAAGCAGTGAATATCGTAAAGGTTATTTTATTCGTTAATCCCGTATCGGAAGAGATAACAATCTTGCTTGTTCCTTTAGGTAATCTAAAGAAGTTATCATCTTCCAGGCTCAACACGGAAACTGCATTCGTTTGCACTCCACCCGTTTCAAACACGCAATAGTTTTGACCGTCACGTGCCGAGTAAATCAATTGTTCATTCAGTAAAACTTCTTTCGTAAAATCAATCGTGTAGAGTTTAACATCATTTTGATACAGTTCAATTTTAGGGTTTTTAATATACCCAAAGAATTGTATCATCAACTCTGCTTCACTGTGTCCGTTGTTAGTGATTAACACTTCACCCGAATTGTAATCGTTGAATGTATAACCAAAACGCAATGGGTATCGTGACTCACCGTCAATGGAAGTAATCTCAAATATACGATTAGCTGATGTGTACCACAAACTCTTACAATCAATGGCTATCTCACACTCTAGCGTACTTCCTTTTTCAAGTAAATCACTCAATGAAGATATTTCTACATCACGAAAATATTCAATGTTTAATGGCTTATAAATAAGCCTTAGTGAACTTGCATTTTGTACAAAATCAACTAAGGCTCTGTAATTCAAATAATCACTAAACACAACCGTGCCACTCATAATGCCTTGTGCCACTTCACTGTTATCGGTTTTGAAATAATTCCCAACCTTAACAAAGGTAATGTTTTTCTTATAACCTAATCCCTTTAAACTTGGTATAAATGCTTTTAACTGAAAGTCACGCAATGAATATCGTACATTGTTTTCATTAACTAAATGATACTCTCTCATGTTATGACTCCATTCCGAATTTACGGTTGATATAGTTAAATGCGTTGTCGAGTTCGCCATCTGACATGGTTTGTGGGTAGAAGTTCACAACAATAGATTGACCTTGTTGTTTACCTTGATATGCTTTATTCTCTTCTGACGTTAAGACTCGTTCACCTTTATGCAAATACGCTAGGTAATCATCATAAGGCACATTATCAAGCCCAATTTTTAAACGAGGTATTTCTGGTAGGTTTAAGTTGTTTCCACCAACCACTGGCACCCATTTAGGTATCTTAATGTTATTCAATCCACGTATCATAGTATTAACCGCATCTATAATCCAATTGATAGGTACTTTCACAATTGCAATTAACCCACCGAATACATTTTTAAATATTGTAGTTAATCCACCAATGGTAGCCCCAAGAACCGTAAACGCAGCAGTAAGCACAGTTGATATAATTCCAGCTAAAGTAACAATAATAGGCATAATCATCGGTAATATCGTTTCAATTAAACTGATAAGAGGAGGTATTATATAGTCAATTAGTGCGGTAACAATTGGCATAATTGCTGTGAACAATTGTGTAATTATTGGCAATAATAAATTTATCAAACTAACGATTGTAGGCATAATCAATTGGATTAGATTAAGTAATGGAGGGAGTAATTGCGATAATACATCCATCATGATTGGTGCAAGTTGCATAATCATATCGCTAATCATCGGCATATTAGCCACCACCATATCAAGTAACTGTTGAACCACTGGCATTAATGAACCCATAAGGTTGTTAAATATGCCCGATAATCCCGTTTTAATCTTGTCTATGGTATCGCCTAACATTTCACCTTGTGCGACTGCTTCGTTTGAAATAACTCCACCTAAGTCACTCGCTTCTTGTTTGAGTGCTGCGATTCCATCTTTACCACCATTTAATAAAGGTGCAAGGTCCGCATAAGATTTACCAAACAGATCATTCGCAATTGCATTTCGCTTTGTTTCATCTTCCATACCCGCTAGAGAGTCAATCGCTTTGTTAAACGCATCACCCGCAGTTAATCCTTTTATATCAATCCCTAAATCTTTGTACGCTTGTGCAGCGGTACCGACACCTTGACTTGCATCCGCAAAAACAGTTTGTTGTTTCTTCATTAATGTTTCAAGTTTATCTTGTTCGATACCGCTCATTTTGGCAGCGTAAGTCCATTTCTGATATTCCTCCGCAGACATTCCAACTCGTTGAGAGGCATCATCTATCGCACCCGCAGTGTCAGCAAACTTGCTTACCATATTTACTGCAGCACCACCAATAACAGTTGCAGCACCTACAATAGCAGTTCCCATAACTGCGGCTTTTCCAGCAATTGAGCTAAATTTACTTCCTAATGATTTATCGGCATCGGCACCTTGTTTAGTTATATCTTTTATTCCTTTTTCTGCTTTTTCGGAATCAAGATACACATTACCGAATATACTAAAAATTGAAGCCATTTTTACTCCCTCACTTTCCTAAATTTTTCCGCTATATCAACATATTCTTTCGTTACAATATCTGCATCTCGACTTGTATATTCTTTTTGTTTTTCTTCTTTTTGTATAAATTCTTCAAACGATGGCAATTTATCTTCTACTCTCAATATCATTGAGGTTATTTTTAATGCCATATAAAGTGGCATTGCCTTTTCTTTTGTTTCTTCTTCTATCGCATCATATACTAGCATCGTTACCTCTTTGATAGATAACTCCTGGAGGATTGTCCAATCATAATGTTTATGAATGGTTCTAAGGATTAAACCCCTTGACTTTTCCTCCAGGCAAATTTGAAAAAATCGACTAATTCCTTATTAGAAAATATCTTCTTTAATGTTTCAAGTAAATCTAATTCTTGTGCATCTTCTAACGATACATCTTCGAGTGCAGCGATTAAAGGTATGATGTCCTCTTCAATCTTACCGAGTTGAGGAATAAACTCTGACAACATTTCAAAACCTAGTAATGCTTTATCTTCTTTACTTAATTGATTGCTTTGATCTAAACTTTTTAAATCTAATCCTTTTAATTTTTCGATGATTGGTTTTGCTTCAAGTTTCGATACAACTCGAATTATTATCGGTAGCACTTTCGCTTTAATCATTTATTACACCAATGTCGCTAATTCTTTAATCTCAAATAATTCTTTTGTTAAATCGGTTGGGTCCCAATGTGCGTGGAACTCTAATGTCAATTCACTTTCTGATTTAGGTTTAGCCGCAATCACAAGTGGTGCTTCATTCAACGCATTGAATAGTTTGACTTGTTTGAACTTACCATCTAATGTTTTACAAATCATTGTTACATTCTTAAGAAACTTAGTTGAAGCAACCGCACCAACAGTGCCAGAAGTTAAATCAAACGGAGTAAGACTGACATCTATAAATGGAATTAGTTTTGCTAGTTGTTGTTGGTCATGTGATAACATAACTACTTTTAACATCGCGTTTAATTCTTCGACAATTTTTAATCCTTTTTCTTTTCCACGTTTACCGTCAAATTCTATGTCACGATACGTTGGTGTTGCTGTGAATTCACTACCCCCACGCACTGGTCCTAATAACGCTTCATCTGTTTCGTCATAATTAATATAAACAACTCCCTCATCAACGATAATTTTATCTATTTGAGTTTGAGTTAATGCTGCAAGTGGCATTTATATGCCCCCCTTTCTAAAGGTAAAAAATTCGAGCTGTAAAGGTTGCCCTACGACTGATTAAATCAGTATCTTGGTCACGCACGTTATCACTCGATTCAAAATATAAATAAGATGAGAATTTCCCAGAAACATTGATACTAGAACGATCTAAACCATTTTTAATGTTTTTAAGGATTGTTTCAACTTGTAATGTTGGTCCATCTTTTTGGTATATCGCAACATCAATTAAAGTTGTTTCGGAATTATCATCACTTCGCACAGAAGCGTTTTGAAACAGTGCATATGGCAAAATCGCACTGCTTGGTGCTTCTTCAAAATAAGTGGTAATAATTGTATTCAATTTAGTTTGTAATGCTTGTATAAATTCATCCGTTCTAATCATATATTTCACTGTCATTCAATAAAGATGTACACGTTAATTCTGTAATATCACCTTTTTCAAATGTCCTAATAATTCGATATTGTTTTCCTTTATACATAAGATATGTTTCATTCTTAAATGACTTTACCGCAAAGATTAGCTCTGGCTTTAATCCCGTTGCTGCTGCTTGGTAAAACTCCGAAAATCGAACACTCATCTTGTGTGCTTGTACTCTTCGGTCTGTGAATGTTTTATATGGTCTATTGAAAGAGTCGAGTGAGCTTGATTCGGTACGTAGTGTTATAACATCTTTCCACATACTATCAACCTACAATTTCGCTAGTGTACTCTTCTGATATTACTAAATCAGCTTTGAAACTATCGTATATTGCTTTCCGTCTTTCAACCTCGTTAATCTCTGCCATTCTAAACTCACAAAATGCTTGTACACAATCTAAGATTAATGGATCACTATCAACAATTCTTGAGTCCAACACTCCCGACCTTACTAAATCTGCTTTGCAAGAACTGATGTATTGATTTATCTCATCATCAAAATCGGTATCATCTGCAGAAAATTTTAAGGCTTTCTTGAGATAAGTTAACATGAGTTACTCCTTTCAAAAGTAAAGAGAGGCTTTTACACCTCTCTATCACTTAATTTAATTTATGAAGCTGCTCTTGTGTAATGATTGAATGCAGCAGCGTTAACTACTTTTCCATCAGCTAATGCCATAGCACGATACACTGCGGAACCTGTACGGAAACCAACAGAATTGTCGCGTTCAATAGCAACATCTTTTGCAAAATTCCAGTGGTAGTATGATAAATCACCAAACACGATGGAATCAGCAGTCATGTTGTCATCAAGAATAACTTCATAACCTAAGACTCTACCTTGTAATGCAAGTTGAGTATCAACACCAATTCCCTTAGATGCTAATGCAGGTACAACGTCACTAAAGAATACTGCACTTGGCATAACGAATTTAGCGTTTTTACGATATTCAGAACCTAATCCAGCAATAATCTTAGTTAAATCGCCAAACACCATAGCAGCCTTAGTATAAGTTCCAGTGTTAGTGATAACTCCAGAAGCTAGTAATCCAGTGGCTTTAGATGAACCGTCACCAGTACAAATTGCTACATCAACTGTACGTGCAATTTTCTTTGCCAATGCATTAACGATAAATGATTCAAACGCATCAATGGATGCAGCTAGATTGTCTGCCCCTAATTCAATAGTCTTGATCAATTTGTAAGCACTTAATGATACTGCAGCAAAGCTATCAGCACCGTCAGTTGCAGCAGTTCCCATTGCTACCCAAGCAGCATCGTTCTTTGCATTTTCAACAGGAATAGATACATTTCCAGGTAAGAATGATTTACTGATATGTGGGAACAATACAGAAGTTTGTTCTAATTTTTCATAAATCTTATTCAATGTTACAGTTGGAATAACTGCCGCAGCACTGACTGCTGTACGTTGTTCTGGTGTAGCGTTATCCTTTAATACTGCTAAAAACGCATCTCTATATTCTAGGCTTCTTACATCATTTAGTTTTTCTAAGTCCATATTTCGTTCTTCCTTTTCTTGTTTAGGTTTAATATTCTTTGCGAATTCTTGAGCTGCTCTCAACTCTGCTTCTCGCTTTTCAATTGCTTCATTAAGACTTCTTTCTTCGTCTTTCAAAGTAGCAACTTCCGTTTCAAATGCTTTAATCTCATCAATCGTCAAAACACTTCTTTTTTCTTCGTCTTGGACAATCTCAGAAATTTCACTTAAACGGGTTTCAATTTCTTTTAAGTTCAATTACTTTTCTCCTTTAATCTGTTGGATTAACAAACTCAATCGTTCTTCTCGTTCTCTTACCTCTGCAAGATGTTTCCGTTCTAATTCAGCCTCCGCCTCAAAGAATGAACGAGCCGATACACTGGTTTGCTCGTATGCTGGGAAATTCACGATTGACGTGTCCCAAAGTCTATCTATCTCTAAGATTTTCCGAGTTCTAGTTTCCTTATCGTACTCATCTTTTCGAACAGTAAATGCGAAACTCATTTTGTCAAAAACACCCTCTTGGATGTCTTTGTATAGGTTTGGTCCTATTGAGCTTCTTGATAAATCTGCCCTAATAAAAAGACCACTTTCGGTCTTAGTTAATTCAAGGGACTTATTCTTTGTTCGTGCAGCGGGTGAACCTGTGTGATTTATCACAAGGACCACATCATCCATCTTTGCGTTATCGAATGCACGTCTGTCGACAACCTCATAATATTTAATCCCATCAAATTCAGCTATCATGGTTGGAGTGTTAAACGCAACCGCCATTCCATCAACAATCATTCCGTTATCTTCTTTTTGTTCGAACTCAAATGCTCGATATTCTCTATTGTTCGTTATCATCTTTAACCTCTTCTTTCTTTGGTTCTTCTTTCACATCATCCATCTCTTGACTTAATTTACTAACTTCTACATATTCTCTACGAATGTATCGAACATCACCACCATCCACTGGAGGTAGATTAAATATCTTCAACCCTTGATTAGGTGTCATTAATCCACGATCTGTTAGTGAAGTAACAATACTTAACTTCGTTGGATTGGAAGCATATTGAAGTCTTGATGATTCATAGATAACCATTGAACCTTGTTTGAAGTCTAATTCATTGAATAACATTCTTGAAATAACTTCGCTTATTTGTATAGTAATCGGTTCAACTTTGCCCTCATAGAATGCGTTCCACTCTTCTTCACTAAATTTATTTTGGAGTAAGTTCTCATTAACCCCAAAATAACTATATACATTCTTACGGATGTACTCGGCTTGGTCAGCATCCACAATAAACGGTTTTGACTCAATCTGTTTCGCTTCTGAATATTTGTTATCATAAATAAATATTCCGTTATTATTTTCAGTAGTTAAGTTAACATCTACAATGCGGTCACGTTCAGCTTTAAAACCCTCTGGTTTAGCAATTGTATTTGCAAGTTTCATCATAAATCGAATACTTGCCGACTGTTTAACCCCGTCAATAATTCCTTGATTTTGTGTGTTAATTAATTCCATTGTTGAATCTAATGCACGGTTATTATCTCCGAAATAATCATCTCTATAAAAGTGATTTCGCAATATTCCAACACGTGACAATTCAATTGTTTCTGTATATCGTTCCGTTCCTCGTTGTATTTTGTATTCTAGGTAATCCTTAGATTGATACCTAAATATCTTCGAGTCAATTGAACTAATTGGATGTAATCCGATAATTTTTCCAGCACTTCTATCTTCATACAATGGAATAATAAATGCGGTATTCTCTGCCATTAAGATGGTGCATAACTTGTACAAAAATTGTTGATTCGTCATCAAGTTATTTGGAAAGTGTTGTAATACCTTTTCAAACTCTTTGTACTTATTTCCAACAACAATTGGATTAGCTTTTGAAACGTGATTAGCGATTGCGTGTATTGCAGATCGTGTCAAGTCCATCTCATATAGCCCACCTTGAAACGTAGAGAACACAGGCGAGTATAATGTAAACTGTTTGAATTGCGTGGCTAATGAACCGATTTTCCGTTGCTCTTGTTCCTCCGCTACAATTCGTTTAAATTCTTTGTAATCATTAAATAGTCCCATTCATTCACTCCTCTCCGTTCCAAGCGTGATAGTCCGCTAAATGGTTCAAATACACAACATAAGCATCAATCAACGATACTGTTCCATCTATTCTCTTCTTGGCATTCTTACCTTTAACAGGTCTTATGTTTTGATTCTCATCCGTCTTAATCTCAGTATTTGTTAAACACCATTTAAGGATGTCAGAGTTATTGAAATTGATACGCTTTGAGATTAACTCAGCTTCAAGTTCTTTCATTGGAGAGGACATTGTTATAGCACCTTGTATAACGGGTTCCATTAAGAAACCATTTGCCACCATTTCATCCACCCAATAACTCGCATTCCATTTGTCATAACCAACCCATAATGTATTGATGTCATACTTATCTCTTAACTCAACGAACCAATTCGTTACATCGGTATAGTTAACTCGGACATCTTCACATTCTTTAATCCATCCATCATCTCGCCATATATCGTATGGTACTCTGTCTTCCTTAGCCCGTTGATTAACGGTGTTAGGCATAAAGTATTTTTGTAAGACATACTTCTTACCACCTTTGGAAATAAACGCAGTCGCACACGTTAAATCGGTTGTACTTGATAAGTCCGCACCACCGATAGCAAAGCATCCTTTTAAATCATCAATATTAAATGTTTCTTTATTGTCTATATCGTCAAACTGTAACCAACTCTCAATGTTTGATTCACGAATGTTAAAGTCTTTCGTTAGAACGGTTTTAACCATCTTCTTATCGGTCTTAGCTCGTTCAACCATTTCTCGTAGGTACTTTATTTTTTTAATCGTGCCGAGTCCAGGATTAGCTTTAATCCACATCTCTTCATCCAACCATTCATCTTTAGAATCAAGTTCATAAATAATCGGTAAGTAGTTATCATCTTTAACAATTCCGTCAACCACATTACACGCATATTCATAGGTATCATCGAAGATGTTTTCTCGTATCGTTCCAGCGGTTGTAATCATAACTAATATCGGTTGTCTACGAGAACCCGTTGACTGTTTCATAACCTCATACAATGCTCTATCTTTGATGGAGTGTAATTCATCTATAACAATGAATTGAGCATTTAATCCATCTAAGGTATTTGAGTCACTTGCTAATGGTTCAAAGGTTGATAATGTTTCGGGCATATACATATCAGTCCGTCTTTTCTTCGTAACCTTTGCAATTGCTCTTGAATGAAAACGCATCGCAGTCGCAGAGTTAAATGTCTTTCTCGCTTGATCGCGTTTAGAAGCAACCACATAACACTCACTTGCTCCCTCGCCATCTGCAATTAACATATACAGTGCTAGTGCGGACAAGACTGATGTTTTTCCATTCTTCCGACCTACCATAAAAAACGATTCATTAAATCGTCTTAGGTTAGTAGTTCTCCACTTAAAACCGTATAGTGCTTGAATCCACGCTTTTTGAAATAAATCGAGTTTTAAGTCTGCACCGAAGTTTCCCTCTGATTGTTTACAAAATTTCTCGATAAACAATATCGGTCTTTCACCCGCTGCTTCATCAAAATAAAAAAGTGGATGTTGTTCCATCTCACTTACTAATCGTGCATACATTTTCTTTATACGAATATTTGCAATAATCTCACCAGAAGCAATTTTGTTATGATATTCTTTTACGAAATTCATTGATTGATAAATTCGTTGATGTCATCTAAATCTTTATCGCTTGTTTCAATATTGTCTGGCAATAAGTCTGTTAGTTGTTTAATCACTTTAATGTAATTAGACAATAATTGATTATAGGTTTCAATCTCTGGACTCTTCTTAGTCCCGTATTGATTCTCGCCATTCTTATACTCTGAAACGTAACCGTTCTCATCAATAGCCTTTTGAAGTTCTTCAAGACCGACTGACATAAACGAAGCGTTTTGGATTAACTTCTCAACAATCTTTTTCTTTCGACCATCTATATTTTTAAATTGTTCTGTTAGTTTATCGTGTTCTTGTTTTCGTCTTTGTTCTATTGTTAATGCCTTACTCATATTTCGTCATCTCCATCATCTGGTAAATTCATTAAGAAATCATTTATCTCATTTAATAATTTTAATTCTTCGGCTGCTATATTCTTTGAGTTAGGTGCAATTCGTTTAGATGCAATTTGTAACGCACCCACTGGTTTACTTCCTGGATGCACAACTGATTTACCAAACAAGATATTTGCATTCTTATTCGCTAACCCTTTTTTAACTTCGCCATCTCTTCTATTTCCACCAGCTTTAATGCTATGTGATTTAGTCCCAAACTCTAACCACGATGGATTAAGAATAAACCATTTACCTTTTTCACGTAATTTTCGCTTAGATAAATAGCCAACTTTACTCTCTGCTTGTCCCTCTCGTGTAATCCTAGCTCCATATTTCAATGAAGCTCGTATGATGCCACGTCTATTTGGTGACAGTGTGACAGTTTCTTGCATAATCGCTTTAGCTATTTTGCGACTACCTTTACGAGCAAGTTTACGCATCTGCTTAATAACGTCACTTGATGTATCTACAAACGTTTTACTCGCCATTCACTCACCCCTTTCACAGTGTGACCTCACCCACGCACATGGAATTAGTTCGAATTTTTTAACTCTTCTCTGGTCGGTTTATTAGAAGTCACTGTTTATTACAAAATAGGGGCATATATGTTGATAAATATTCCCATTATTTCCTACAAACATAGCTCATTTAATCTTTTTAACTATCTTTCCATCAATAAACATTAGATCATCTGCTTGATTATCTCTTGGTCTATGTTGCTTCTCATGACACTCCCTACATAGTAACTCTAGGTTATCGTATGATAATGTAATGAATGGATTGTTTATATTGTTTGGTGTTAGATACTTCTTATGATGTACTATCGCACCTACTCCATTACATCTCTCACACTTACCATGTCTATGATTGAAGTATGACTTACGTGTTTTAATCCAATCAGTCGAGTTGTAGAAATCTCTTGCCCACTCTTTACTCATACTCCCTCGTTGCATACATCAATGCTTATTGTGTTTTTACTTAGTTGTGTTCCGGTATAGTGTAATTTCTTTGTGTTGTAAACTATACCGTAAACAAGTAAATCATAATATAGTAAACACTATTGTAAACAAATATA